AGAAGTCAGGCTTGATTCTGTCGAAACCAGGCGGAAGAAAAATGCCCAAGCTGACTGACTCGCAGATTCTCGCCAAGGCCCAGATGGAGGTGACCTCCACCATCGGGCGCTGGGGTTCTGAAATCTCTAATGAGCGGGCTGCCGCGCTTGATTACTACCTAGGCGAGCAGTACGGGGACGAGGCGGAGGGCAGGAGTCAGGTTATCACTCGGGAGGTCATGGAGACCATTGAGTGGATTCTGCCGAGCTTGGTCCGCATCTTCTGCGATGCCGACAATATGGTGCAGTTCGACTCCGTTGGGCCAGAGGATGAAGAGCAGGCCGAGCAGGAAACGGACGTGGTCAACTACGTCTACTGGAAGCAGAACAAGGGCTTCTATAACACCTATACCTTTCTGAAGGACGCCCTTCTCTCGAAGAACGGCATCCTGAAAATCTGGTGGGAAGATGCCGAAATCGAGGAGCGGGAGGAGTACACCGGCCTTGATGAGCTGAGCATCCTCCAGCTTATGTCTGACCCGACGGTGACCCGAGAGCCTATCGAGGTCACTGCAGAAGAAGATGGGTCCATGTCGGCGGCCTTCAAGGTCACAAAGAACAAGGGCCGAGTCCGCATTGAACCCGTAGCTCCTGAAGATTTCGGGATTAGCCGGGACGCTTCCAGCCCCTACGCCAAGGACGCGCGCTCTTGTTATATGCGGGTCCAGAAGTCGAAGAGCGAGCTTATTGAAGCAGGGTACGACCGCAAGCTGGTCGAGAGCCTCCCGACTTCTGACGACGTAGATACCCCCGAGAAGATTGCCCGAGACCGCTTGGACGACGAAGGTCTCGCGACTGTCTATACCCGAGACACCTACTGGATTACCGAGTGCTATCTCTACCTCGACAAGAACGACGACGGGATAGACGAACTCCTAAAGGTGACCTACGCGGGTGACCCTGATGGCGGTGGCTCGGCGACCCTGCTGGACGTGGAAGAGGTCGACCGTATCCCATTTGCGACAGCAACCCCGGTTATCCTCACCCACAAGTTCTATGGCCTCTCCATCGCAGACCTGACGATGGACATTCAGCACATCAAGTCCACCCTGTTGCGCCAGGTCTTGGATAACACCTACCTAGCCAACAACTCGCGGACTATCGTGAACGATGAGTTCGTGAACATGGACGACCTGCTGACAAGCCGCCCTGGCGGGGTTATCCGGGTGCGCGGTGACCAAGGCGTTGGGGCTTATGTGACCCCGCTTCCTGCTTCTCCGCTGCCGCAGGAAACCTTCCCGCTGATGGAGTACATGGACCAGCAAATCAAGCAGCGCACGGGCGTTGGCGATGAGGTTGCTGGTCTTGATAAGAACGCCCTCAGCAACGTGAATACCGGGGTGGCTGCGCTGGCCTACGACGCGGCCCGCATGAAAATCGAGATGATTGCCCGAATCATGGCCGAGGTGGGCTTCGTCCCCCTGTTCAAGGATATCCATGAAATCATGAGCAAGAACCAAGACCGGGAAATGGTCCTGAAGCTCCGCAATCGCTGGGTTCCCGTAAACCCCGGAGAGTGGCGAGAGCGCGAGAACATTACGGTGCGCGTCGGTATGGGCAACCAGAGCCGCGAGCGTCGCGTAATGGGGATGATGCAGATTATTGACCTTCAGCAGAAGTACGCGGCGGCGGGAGCGATGGGGTCGCTAGTAGCGCCGGAACAAATGTGGATGGCCAACAAAGAACTGGTCAGCGCGATGGGCCTCACGCCTGAGCTGTTCTTCATGGACCCCAAAATGGCCCCGCCCCCGCCGCCGCCGCAGCCAGACCCAGCCGCAATGGCGGCTCAAGTACAGGCAGAGGCGATGATGCTGGACGCTCAGTCCAAGATGGCAAGGGCTCAGGTGGACGCCCAGAAGGTGGCCGCAGAAGAGCGGATGATGCAGGCCGAGATGATGCTCAAGATTGAGGAGCAGCGTCTCAAGCGCGAAATCTCCACCTTGCAGAACGAGCTGAAGGGGATGAAGGACTCGGCAGACTCCAACGCGAAGCTCCTGTCGATGGAAGTCGAAATGAAGCGACGCCAGACCGAGAACGACCTCAAGTTGCTCCAGATTCAGATGGCCGAGATAAGCAAGTCCAAGGACCGGGCGCTTGACAAGTACATCGCCGACCAGAAGGCGGGCCTCGACGCGGCCAAGATGTCTATGCAGGAGATGAAGGACTTCCTTCCTGGCGGAATCCTTGTGGGCGAGCCGGAGATTACCGAAATCTTCGCCTACGACACCATGATGCCCGAGAAGCCTGAAGAGGAGATGGAAGAGCCGGAGGAGATGGAGGAAGAGGAGGAAGAGGAGAAAGGCCCAGACCAGCGCGACTATATGCTGGCGATGATGGCCGACCAGATTGCCTCCCTGCAAAACCAAATCAACAACAGCGAAGTCCGAAAAGAAGTGGTCCGGGACAAGGACGGCTTGATCAAGGAAATCGTGGAGCGCCGCGTTGCCAAGTCTTGATAAAGAGATAGCCCGAGGCCATGAGGCAGAGCGCATCCTGCGTTCCCCTCTATGGTCTGAGGCGTGGTCATCCTACGAAGAGAAGCTGATGGCCGCATGGCGAGCCAGTGGCGCTAAAGAACAGGAACAGCGCGAGACCTTGTGGCTTGCGTTTCAGGTCTGTCAGAAGATTAAGAATCACATTGAGTCTGTCATAGTGACGGGAAAGATGGCATCAAAACAAGTTGAGGAGTTGAACAAATGAGCGAACAGCAAGCGACCCCAGAGGCTCGGATTGCGGCCTACCTAACCCCTGAGTCTGAGCGCCCGAGAGAGGAAGCGCCTGTTGAGGCATCCTCTGAAGCGCCTGTAGAGGCATCTTACGAAGCCCCACAGGAAGCCCCGCAAGAAGCATCGGAAGAACCAGCGGATGAGATGACCATCGACGAGTGGAACCAGCTCGCGGAATACCTCGATGCAGACCCCTCTGACTTATACGCCCTGAAGGTCAACCTAGACACGCCAGATGGCCCGAAGCAGGCAACCATCGAGCAGCTCAAGGACGCTTACAAAGAACAGGAAAAGTTGCGGGCGGAATCAGTTAAGGTAGAGCACGCTCGAAACCAGCTTCAGCAGCAGTGGACGCAAGCTGCGCAAGCCCTCCAGCAGAAAGAACACCAAGCGGCAGAACTGCTTGGGTATGTGGAAAACCAGTTCTTTCAGGAGATGGGCCAGATTAACTGGGATTGGCTACGACAGAACAATCCGGCAGAATTTGCTGCATTGAGAATGCAGTATCAGGAGCGCCAGAGCGAACTGGCGAACCTACGGGCGCAGGCGGCGGTAAGGTATGAAAACGCGCAGCGGGAGCAGGCGCAAATCATGGCCTCTCAGGAGCGGGAGCTTCTGGGTAGAGAGGCGCAGTTGCTTTACCAAGCCATCCCGGAATGGAGGGACCAGCAGGTTGCGGCACGAGAAAAGGCCGAGATTGCACAGTTCCTCTTGTCTCGCGGGTACAGCCCGCAGTATGTCTCGAACATCAAGGCGCATAGAGAGGTCCTTCTGGCGAGGGACGCCATGCGGCTTGCTAAATCGCAGACTACCGTTGCAAAAAACAAGGTGTTCAAACTTGGCAAAAAGACCCTCACTCCGGGGGCTCGCGGCGCTAAGAATGAGCAGGCTACAGAAACGACCCGTGCGCTGCGTGGCAAGCTCTCAAAGAGCGGAAACATGAAAGACGCAGCAGCACTAATTTCCCGAATGATCGGGTAAGGAGACAGAGAGATGCCAGTTCCATCAGGTACATTCCAGCGGTACGCCGCTGTTGGTATGCGCGAGGACTTGGAAGATATCATTTATGATATCTCGCCAATGGACACCCCCTTCATGTCCAACGTCACCCGCAAGAAGGCGACCTCAACCTTCCACGAGTGGCAGACGGATAGCCTTGATTCGGCTGTTGCGACCAACGCGCAGGTTGAAGGCGATGATGCCAACACCAACACCGCGACGGCTACTAGCCGCTTCGGTAACTATACGCAGATTCTGACCAAGGTCCCGCGCGTCTCTGGCACCCTGCGTGCTTCTGACACCGCTGGCCGCCGTGACGAACTCAGCTACCAGATTGCCAAGCGCGGTCGGGAACTGAAGCGCGACATGGAAGCGACGTTCCTCGGGACGCAGGCCGCGACTGCGGGCGCTGCTGCCTCCGCGCGCGTCATGGCTGGCGTTGCTGCGTGGCTCTTCACGAATCAGGTGAAGAACGGCACCGCCGCGACCACCCCGACCGTTACCTCCGGCGCTCCGGGCACCGCCCCGACTTCCGGTACTGCGGCGACCTTCACGGAAGTCATGCTGAAGTCCGCGATTAAGCAGTGCTGGGACAATGGCGGCTCGCCGAATGTCATCTTCACTGGTTCGTTCAACAAGCAGATTGCCTCGGCGTTTGCGGGTATTGCGACCCAGTACCGTGACAACCAGCAGACCGGACCTGCGACCATCATCGGCTCTGCCGACATCTATGTGTCTGACTTCGGCCAGCACCAGATTGTTGCGGACCGCTTCATGCCTGCGAACCAGGTCTACGCTCTTGACCTCGAATACTGGTCTGTCGCTTACCTGCGGCCGATTCAGAATGTCGAGCTTGCCAAGACCGGCGACTCCGACCGTTCCATGATTCTGGCCGAGTGCACCCTCGTGGCTGATAACCCGAATGCCTCTGCTAAGGTCTACGCGGTTACCACGTCGTAAGGACCTCAACCTTGGCGGGGGTTCGTCCCCCGCCCCTTTTGGAGGCCAACATGGCATACGAAAAAGCGAAGAAGATGGTTAAGTGGAACTCGGCCAGCAAGAAGGGAATCACCAAGACGTACAAAGCGTCTAAGATGGTTCCTGTTGACGGCCAGGGATGTCAGAAGCGTGGCAAAAAGGCTTCTTGATTACGACCCGCTAACCCGCACTTCTGTATTTCACCACTACGACGACCTGACGAAAGAGACGGTCATTGAAGAAATACAGGATGTCGCGGATTACCTTGAAGGCAACAAACGCACCCAGACGCATGACGTTGGGGGTGGTGGTGGCCTGAATGAATATTCCCGCAAAGGAATCAAGGAGGGGTGGTGGCACGTCGCCAGAATCCCCAACTCTGTCATTCTGAGATGGAAAAAGGATTACGGGGTCGATGTCTTTAACAAAGACCACACCCCCGGTATTAAACGACTTTTGAACGACCCAGAATGGCGATACCTGAGAACGGGAACGGGACGAGTCTAGACCTACAAGTTGCGGAAAAAGCCTATGGCCGGGGGGACTATCAGCTCTCCGGCCATACGGTTATGCAACTGCTGGCTCGGAACCCCTACGACATTGAGGCATTGCTCCTCATGTCGAAAATCCTCATCGATACCGAGAAGAGCCCTCTTGCTCTGGCGGTAGCAGAGAAACTCACAGCCCTAGCCCCCGACGACTGGCGCTGCTGGCTGGTCCGAGGAACGTGCGAAGCGTCCCTGATTGACAAAGCCCCAGTGGATTCCATGCTGAGGGCTGAAGAGTTAGCCCCTGATAATCCATCCGTCCTGCGCTCGATTGCGTTCGCCCATGCGGTGAACTATCGATTCAAAGAGGCCGAGGAATATGCACGCAAGGCGATTCCCTTGGAGGAACATCCGCAGGGCCATGTGGCTCTTGGCTTTGCTTGTCTGCATACCCAGCGATACGGAGAAGGCTGGGATGCTTACGCCAAAGGAATGGGGCATCAGGCATTTCGAGAGAAGCAGAGTTATGGCCTCCCAGATTGGGAGGGGCAGAAGGGAAGGCTTTTGGTCTATGCAGAGCAGGGCCTAGGCGACCAGATTGCTTTCTGCACAACCATCAAGAGCGCCAACGTCAAACAGTTGGTTTGCCACCCCAAGCTGGTGGACGTATTCAAGGCTGCCTTT